CTGCGGTATCCGTCGATCTGGGCCTTAATGAAGTCTTCATCGACCTTGAAGGCTTTGTCGCCGTAGATGAATCCCGGCGCCTGGGTCAGCGCCACCCACGCCACATGACGGCCCAGCGGGTCTTTGGGCTTTGCGGGCAGGGCGGGCATGTCGTCGAGGATATACGCGGCGGTCATTGCTTGCGCGCCTCCATCTTGCGGATTTTACCAGCAGCCCAGCGTGCCACAGCCTTGCCCCGTCGCGCACCCCACAGGCCCAGGGCTTGCTTGGCCTTTGGCACATCACCTTGCTCATCCCGTGCAGGGGCGGCATCGGCGGTGCCAGCGGCCCGGTTCACGTAGTCTCTAATCCGCTTGAGCGTGGCCTTCGACAGGGGGCGACCGCTTGCCAGGTCACGGGCGCGGGCGATGCCCACAGGTGTTCCGGCGCGCTTGCTGGGCGGCGCCTCGGCGCGCACCTTGAGCGCCCAGCGCGCGGCGGATTGCATGGACTTTGTAGGCTTTACGCTCTCGGATTGCTTTGTGGATTGCGGGTGACTTTTGGGCAGAAGGTCTAAGTCGGTGGTGTAAGACTCCTTACGCTTGCCCGACTTCAGCAGCCGCAGGAAGGCGTTGACCCGCCCCATCGACCACTGGCCGCGGCTCATGCCTGGACGGTGCGAAGTGGAGAAGGCGCCAGCGCCCCGGCGATATACCGCCTTGAGCGTGCCCACGTCCACCTTGCGCTTGCCTTTGAGGCCATCGATTTTGTTCTTTAGGGCCTTCTCGGTGGCGGCGTCGATCTTGATGCCGCCACGAGACGACGACGCAGACCCGGCGGGATTGCGCTTTGAGCCCTTCAGCCTATCCCGCTTGGGTGCGGGAGTCTGTGCTTTTGTCCTGGCCACCTAAAAACCCTCCCGGTCAGATTCAATACTGACCAGACAGTTTATTTCTAACCAGCGCGACACACCGCGTCAAGCGCTGGCGCATCGCGTCATGATTCGCCGTCGCTGATGGTCGTCGTCAGGTCAAGCTCTTTGCGCAGCTGCGATTGGATTTCAGGGCTGGGGGTGATCAGCCCGGCATTGGCGTAGCCCGCCAGCGTGCGCATCCTGCTCTCGTTGTCCAGTTCTTCGACGGCCGCGTGATTGACATTGGGAGTGAAGACCATCCCCAGCGCTGCGTCCAGTGGGAAATTGATCTCGATGAATTGACGAAGGATGCGCTCGGCGGCACGCGCCGGGATGTCCGCCCAGAAATCCATGGTGTCTCGCGCTTCGCCGCTGGCGTCCTTGCGGGCCGCAAATGAGCCGGTGCCTTGCAGAGACATCAAGCGGTGCACATTGCCCAGCGCCTTGCCGATCTGCTGATCAAGCGTCTCGATCTGCTTGGAGAGGTCGGGCACCGTGTCGCTGGGCCGGATGTATTCGACCTTATGATCGCCGGGTGGCAGCATGAGGTACGCCACCTGCTCGGCGGTGCGCCCGTCCAATTGCATCTTGATTTCAGCGCGCGCATCTTCGGTCATGGGGTGCGCGCCGTCCTCCTTGACCACCAGCAGGCCCAGGGTATTCACCTCGGTGCCCAGCGTCTGGAGCTGCAAAGTCTTCTGCTTGGCCTTGAGCAGCACCTGGGCTGGGCGCAGGGCGCTTGACCCCTCCAGATCCCCAGGGGACGCGGGCAGAAGCGGCACATGGCACACGCGCTCCCAGGGAATGACCACCTCACCGGCACCGGAGCCGCCGAAGCTGTCTGTCTGGCTGTATGTCCGCTGGACCAGGGCAAGCATCCCCGTGTCGGGATTGTCCTTGAAGACCCACTCGTCCACGGTCCACGGCATGATCGCGCACGGCAGATCGGGGCAAAGCAGGCGGCGCATCTTGCCGTCTACCTTGATGGGCACCAGGCTGGCGGTCTTCTCCCCTGTGTAGAAGCCACACACGAAGGAAAACCGCAGCACGTCGGCCAGCCACTGCGCCCAGGCATAGTCGGCCCCCGTCGCGGTCCACTTCGACCATACGTATGAGCAGTATTCGTATTGGCGTTTGCGCGCGGCCGAGGCGGCGGCGTTGCCTCGCCAGTACGTCGGCAGCTCGCCAAGCTCCAGGCGCCACGGTGCGGCGGTGATGGCCGCGGTCATGCCCATCAAGGCGTCACGCACCATCGGCATTGACGATCCCAGCTTCCAATAGAGCCCCACGTCGCTGGAGATGCCACGGGCCTTGTAAGGCGTCAACGCGCGGTTGTATTCAAGCTGCTGGCGTCCGACGCTGAAGGGGATCCCATTGACCCCCTGCCGCTGGCCCCACTCGCTTTTGGGCACCGTCAGCTTTTTGCCTCGGTACTCCACGATGTCTTGATTCTCGCGCATCTCCACCACGGGCAAAGCGCGCTCCACCATCATCACCATTGCTCAGTCCCCATTCGTCGCTTGCCCACGGTGGGGCGCGGGTTTGTGTTTGTGTTGCGCCAGCGAATGACCATCATCGACAGGCAGTCCACATCTTCATCATGCGGTCGACCGGGGAAGCCCACCCACTCGGAGATGACCGTGGACGCCCAGGGTGCGTTTTCGCTGGTGGGCAGGTGTATCTGCCCAGCCTCCCAAAGGATGGAAGCGATTTTGGCGCGCTCCCATTTGGACCCGTGCTTGTCGGGGCTGAAGCCCACCACGCCGGTCATCTCGTCACCCAGGACGTCAATAACCCCCGGTCCATTCGCCTTGTCTTCAATGAGCTTCAGGGTCGCTTTTGGCCAGCGCGCCGCGACATTGCGCAGCATCTGCTGGGTGGCCTTCATGCCGCGCTTGTCTGCCTCACGGTCCAGCAGGTAGCGGTGCGGCCCCTTGCGGCCCCAGACATGGATGGCCACCGGGTCGCTGGTGTCGAGCCCCTTAAAAGAGCAATCCATAAAGATTGCAATCTCGTCGCAGAGCTGGGCCTGGACTTCGGGGGTGACCTTGTAGCGCCGGTCTTCGGTGTCGTGGTCAGCCTTGAAGAGGCGCCCGCCTTTAGGATTGGGGCGCTGCTGATACTGACCGTCATAATCGTCGCCCAGCTCCAGCTTAATCTCTTCGACCTCGGCACGACCAAAGCGCTCTGGGTGTAGAAGCTCGCCGGGCTCGGTGCGTGGGTCTTCAGGATGAACGTGCGGGTGGTCGGGCTCGTATTCCATGGGCAAGACCAGATGGGGCCACCCACGCTTGATCAGCGCCCCGGCCAAGTCCATCTCGTGGACGCGCTGCTGGATGACCACGCGGGCCGCTTTGCGCTTGTCATTGACGCGAGAGCTGAAGACCTTGAGGTACCACTCGGTTACTTCCTTCATGCGCTCGGCAATGCGCGCCGGTTCACCCATGATCACGTCGCTGGCATCGTGGGGGTCATCCACCACAGTGTCATCGCCACGCTTGCCCGTGGACTTCTTGCGGGACACACACTGCCTGAAGCCCTGCCGGGTGTTCCTGAAGTGGCCCTGGGCGTTCTGGTCGCGTGCCATGGTCCAGGGCCCCACGCCATCCAAAGATGCCAGCGCCGACACCCACCCCCGGTACAGGTCGCTCTCGATGATCAGACGGGCCTTCATGGAGTCGCGGCGCATCAAGTCGCCGTCCTGCGCGTGGTAGAGCTTGCGCTTCTCCGGTGTGCGCAGCCACTCCCACGACGGCCACGCGACAGACACCAAGATGGACTTCATCGTTCCGGGCGGGATGTTGATGACCAGGCGCTTCAGGTCACCACGGGTGACAGCCTCCAGCTTCCGACAGATCAAGTCGTGGTGCCACGACCAATCGAGGTCAATCCCCGGCTCGATGATGGGCCAGATGCGCTTGGTGTACTCGGCGAGGCTATTGTGCACCAGACAGGCCACGGCCACGTCAGCGGTCAGACCCAGATCCAGCGCGGCGTCTTCAGTCATTGCCCGACTCCAGCTTCTGGGCCAGCTCGCGCAGCGTGGCAGGTGAGAGAGTGCGGGGGTCGATCTTCGGGGTGATCTGATGCTGGTGACCGGTCACCTCAGACGCTTGGCCGCGAATGGCGCGCTCCAGCTTGGCGGCATCCCTCCACGCCGCCAGCGCCTCTTTGGCGTCGGCGTCGGGCAAGACCTCCAGAAGACGAAGCAAAGCCAGGGTCTGCACCTGCACCGCTGCCGCTGCCTGAAGCCTGCTGCGTTCCTCGGCCTCTTCTTCAAAAGCGCGCTGGGCAATCTCTTCTTGATGGGCGTCCCAGGCTCGAACGCGCTCCACCCAATCGTGTGCAGACGACCAGTTGCGAACGTGGTTCGGGGCCTCCTGGGCCCTTTTTGAACCCTTTTTGAGCCCCTTGTCCCCATACACCTCAACAGCAGCAGCGGCAAGAGTCCTACCACGCCCCATGTCCCGGTAGGCGCAGAACACCCTGTAGGACTTGTCGGTGTCCATTGGCTGTCGCTGCCAGGATTTGGGTGCGCCGTCGCCACTCACTTCGACCCCCGGCTTTCCACGCTGTCTGTCTGGCTGTTCATTCTGGCCTCCTTATTGAATCCTATACATCCTTGACGCTCTTGTCATGCAGGGGGTTCATGTGCCCCCTTTAACCACCACGCGCCCAGCGCCCTTAACATGCTCTGCCCAGCGCTCTTCAAGCTCCAGGCGCTCCGATGGGATTGCCACCGTGGGCGGTTCGCTGGGCTCTACAGGCTGTTTGGGCAGACTGTCTTTGAAGTCATTATCCCAGCCCGGCGTGTTCAGGCGAACTGCGGCCCAGCGAAGCGCCTTGCGTGCCGCATACACCGTAGCAATGCCCGACGAGTCGAAGACCCCATAGGACACGTCGCCGCGCTTCAGGGTCCACATCTCGCCCATCCTGTGAAGCTTCACCCTCTCATCATCGATGGCCAGCCACGTCGCCTGCCACACACCACCAACACGCCGGCCCGACATTCGCACCCAGTGAACCCCATCAACCTCCACCACTTCCCGGTCCACGACGACCGCCTTTGCAGCCTCCACAGCCTGGTCATCCCCCAGCAGACCATCACCCCTATCTCTGCTGCGCTGCACATCGAAGCCGTCAGGGTAGCGGGCTTTGAGCTTGGCCACGTTGGCCGAGGCCACCTCGGACAGGTCCAGCCCCAGCGCCCGCGCCATGGTGGCCACGTACCAAAGCACGTCGCCCAGCTCGGCCTTTAGATGGTCGATGCTCAAGTCATGGCCCTGGTGGTGGTGCTTCTTGATGTGGTCTGCCACCTCACCGGACTCACCCGCCAGACCCAGGGCGCACTCGGTCAAGAGGCTGCGACGGTCTGCCACCTTTGCGGTGCGCAAGGCGCTTTCTTGGTATTCGTCAAAGTCCATGTTCGTTCTCCATCAAAGATAGCTGCCCCTTCATAACGTCTCGGCCTGCCGACCTCTTCTGTGGGTCGACTACAATCAATTCGGTTCGGTCACACACACCATCCCAGACGTACCAGGCGACGGTGCGCGCATCGGTGCCATTGCCCCGAAAACTTGGTCGAGGCAGCACCAGCACCCAGTGCGGCGGCGCGTCCCTCCAGATGCACCACCGGTCGCTCGTTGGCTCCTGCCATGTGATGGGCATCAGCATGGCCACAAATCGGCTGACCGAAAGAGCGGCCTCCACATAGGTAGAGACGTCTCGATAAGGAGGGTTGGTGATCACGGCACCGTATTCACCGGGCATCACATCGCCTCGCTGGACGGCCACCCTGAAATCCCAATGATGGTCTGCCGTCACCGCAGGATCCAAGTCACCAGTCACCACGGTCCTGTGAAGACCCGCGCGCAGCGCATCAGCGAGGCGACCATCACCACAGCAAGGCTCCAAGATCTTGCCCTGAATCTTAAATGCCAACGGCCTGCCGTTCACGACACGACTCAGATGCTCCAGCAGCACATCTATCACCCACCGTGGGGTGTAGTATCTATCCAACGCATCCCTCATCCCTCACCCCTCGCCCCCTTGTGGCCACGCTCGACGACCGCGGTATCGGATCGTCCCGCCATTGCTCAGATTGATCAGCGCATTGATCACCTGCGCCCTGGTCAGTCGATGCCTCCCACGGCGAAATGCCTTGTAAATCTCGTCCTGATGGACACCTGGGCGGCGGCACACCAGGGCTTTTACGCGCTCTTGAATGGTCACCTCTGACCCCCTTGCGGCCCGTGCGTCGGCCAGTACGGGCGCACCCATACCGTTAGCCTCTTGGCCACCTTGATCCAGTCTTCCTTCGTGGCTTTCGTCCTGCCGTCGCTGCGGACGTCAAAGGCCACGGCAGTGCCCAGCGCCTTTGCAAGGCACACCACCAGCGCGGTATCCCAGCCAAGATCAAAGCACTCGACCATGTGCCTGCGCAGGCTGGACAAGTCCTCTACCACTTCCCGATCGTCGTCCTTGGAGACCAGAACCTCCACAAAGGATCCCTTGACCACATTCTGTACGTCGAGGGTCCTGAATCGCCCAGGCGCAATCCCCAGACAACTCCCCACGGTCGGGCCAGTGTCGGGGTGGTCGCCGGGCCTGTGATCCAACAGGGGCTTTACAGGCTGTTTGACTGGCTGGTTCATGGCGCGGCCTCCGCGCTCTCGGCCTCGGCCTTGTCGGCGGCGTCGTTGAGTACCTTCGCGAGCTGTCGAGCCTGCGCAGGCGTCATGTTGGCGCAAGCGTGGACGCCGACGAGGCACGAACCGTCGTGGTAGCGCCACACCTGCGCGGAGGCGTAGCCTCCTCCCGCGATCCCCGCTTGCCTCCAAGTCCCATAGTCCCAGCCCTTGTCAGTCCCGACGGCGAAAGCGCCGGGCTCTTCTGCCCACTTGCTCATGGCGCGGCCTCCAGTGCATCGACCAGGGCTTCTGCCTCAGTGTCGAAGGCTGGCAGCACAAGTGCGGCGAATGTGGCCTTCCCGCTTTCGTTTAGCCAAGCGCCGACGCCCCACTTCTTTGCTTGTGACTGGTAGGTACAAACCAGTGGCCAGTCACCGGGCGCCCGATTTGGCTCACATGCCGCCCTCACCAGCGCGAGCAAACACCCCAGGGTGGCGGCGTCAGTGAAGTCGGGCAACCCAAAATCCGCCTCGGACCACTCCCAGGCCCCACCGTTCAGACGTGCCCACTGGTGGTGCCCATCGGGAGCATTGGCACGCTGGCCCAGATAGACATTCCCACCACGATCTCGCATCCCCGGCATCCACCGCCAGTGCTTGCACTTCACGACACGCTGTCCAAGTTCCATTGCTTCCATCACGCACCCCCTTTGAGTCGTTCAATCCACTGGTCAGGGTCTTCCCCCAGCCTCACCGCCATCCGACGCGACACCACCTCGGCGCGCTTGAGGTCATCTTCGGCCATCGGCACCCGTTCATGGTCAGGGCGACCGGCGTTGAGCACATCGGCCCGCACCACCCGCAGATAGGCGTTGACGTCGTAGACGGCGCGGCGTTGTTCATCAGTGGCTGGCAAGCGCATCGGGAGTCCCCCTTGCTCAAATTGGCCGCGCTGTGCTAGCCAAGCATCAATTTCCAGCGCCACGTCCACGGGATCGCCGTGGCGTATGCGGTCCTTCCAGTGCGGCGACAGCTTCTCTTCCCAAATCTCCTTGTGGCGCGCGATGGCATCCATCTGCTCAGCCAGTTTGCGCTCTCGCCGGGTGGCCAGACGGACCTCTTTGCTCACTGGATCAAGTGCAAATCTCATCGGTCGTCCTCCTTGGCCAGGGATTCAAAGCGCACACAAGGGGCGCGGAATCGCAGCGTGACTTCACCCGTGCCGCCGTGACGATTCTTGCCCGTGATGACGCTGGCCAAGCCCTGCTGGTCGCTGTCGGCGTTGTAGTATTCGTCGCGGTAGACAAAGAGCACCTGGTCGGCGTCCTCTTCGATTCGCCCAGAGCCGCGCAGGTCGGCCAGTGTCGGGCGCTTGTCCTGCCGGGATTCGAGCTTGCGATTGAGCTGGGCGAGGCAGAGCACAGGGCAGGAAAGCTCCTTGGCAAGCAGCTTTAGGCGCCGGGATGCCGCCGAGATCACGTCGAAGTCTTCGCTGCTGTGGCCAGGGTCGGCGCCCAGCAGCTGGAGGTAATCCACGACCACCAGCTTTAGACCCCCCTCGACCTGCCGGTGCTGGGCGCGCGCCCTGGCACACACCGCCGAAATCGTGGCGTCGGGGTCGTCGTCGTAGTAGAGCGGGAGATCCTTGATCGACTTCGCCGCTTGGATGATCCGC